TAGATTGTCGTGGTAATGTAAAGGTTGTTGGTATATTAACTTCACAGAGTTTAGAAACTAGAAATGTAAATATTGCTGGTGTAACTACATTTAGTGGAAATACTCATGTAGGTTCTGCTATCACAATGTACCCTGCTGCTGGTATCATTAGTGCAACACAAATACATGGAGATGGAAGAAATTTAATAAACATTCCTACATCACAATGGACAGATATTGATGTAGGATTAGGACTTACAAGTATATACAATGATGGTTTCGTTGGTGTATCAACTAATGATCCAAGATTTACATTGCAAGTTGGTGGAAATAATGTATTAAGTAATTTCCAAAATGGTGTTGGAATTAACTCTAGTGGTAATATTGTAGCAACTGGTGTAATTACAGCAACTAATTTTAGAGGAGATTTATCAGGACCAGGTGGTATTCCTGCTCAAGTAACTGGTAATCTTATTGGTAATATTAATTCTACTGGAGTATCAACAGTCACTGGATTAGGTGTAACTGATTTAAGTGTTACTGGTGTTTCTACATTTGGTGGTACTTTAGATGCAAATGGTGATGTTGATTTAGGTTCAACTGCCTCTAATACTATAACTTTTAATGGTGATGTTGATTCTGCGATTATTCCTAATGCAGATAATATTCGTGGTTTAGGTGCTAATGGTGCAAGATGGAGTACACTTTGGGTTAATCAAAATAATTCATCTCTTCTTAATGTAAGTGGAGTTTCAACATTTACTGGTAATATTGATGCTAATGGGGATATAGATGTTGATGGACATACAGAATTAGATAATGCGAATGTATCTGGAATTGTAACTGCTGCTAATGTTAAGGTATCTACTAAGTTAGATCTTGGTGGTGTATCCTCACAAGGTATTAGTACATCAACTCCACAGAGTGAGTTGCATGTATTTAATTCTGGTATTTCATCTGTTCTTATCGAGAGTGGAAGTAATGAGTCTGTTGTTACATTAGGAAGAAACACTAATGGACAAACCTCTGGTGCTATTAGATATGGTAATAAGAGTGCTGGATTCCCATATAGCAACGAGAATGCATTAGATTTCGTTAACTATGATACTGGTAATGTTAACTTCTATCTAAGTGCTGGCACTACTGGTGGACAGGGAGATTTTGTTTGGCATTATAGGGCAAATAATACACGTTTGATGGCACTTACTGGTATTGGTGGTAGTTTAGGTATTGGGGTTACAGATCCACAGCATCAAGTACATGTTTCGGGTGGATGTACATTTAGTGGTAATTCATTCTTTGGAAGTAATGTTGATATTGCAGGTAGTATAAACATTAAAGGTGCTGGTAATCTTGTTCTTCCTTCTGGATTAACTGTTGGTGGTTCTGGGTTAGTTGGTGATGTATTAGCAGCAAATAATGATGTAGTATTTGATAACGGATTAACACTTGGTAGTGCCCAAAGTAAAGCAAATACTTATGTTACTACAGGAATATCTACTTTCTCTGCAATTATTTCACAAACTATTATTGGTATCTCTACAGATAATATTGATACTAATCAGAATGGTGAAGGAACTGGTGCATTACTTGGTGTTGGTGCTGATGACAATAGAAGATTTGTTGTAAATAATGATGGTATGATGGGTATTGGTACAGCAATACCTAAATGTGATGCTGACTTTGCAGGTATTGGTAAGACTGATGCAAACTTTATGAGATTACCAACTCATTCTACTGCAAAGAGAAATGAACTTTCAAGTTTAACTCTCTTAGATGGTGCATTAATATATAATACCACTCTCAAAAAGATTCAGTTCCATGATGGAACTGCTTGGAGAACAGTTACCAGTTCATAATTATGACTATTAAATCATCTGGTTCATCATTAGCATTTTCTGAGATAGAAGCAGAGTTCGGACAGAATGGACTTAGGAGTTTGGGTAGATATAGAGCAAACTCTATACATTTTACTAATAAAACTGCTGGTGATTTAGGTAGAATTACTTCTCCTGAAGGTTATTTACCTTTAGATAATGGTGTTCCTAAAGAGGGTGAGATTGCATTTAGTGATTTTTATAGCAAGAAATTAAATATAGTTGTTGATTGTCATTCTGGTAGCACAGAAAGTAGAAAAAATGCTAAAACTGATAAGTGGAATAATAATGCTGTTATGGTAGTTGGTGGATATAGAAATAAAAAAGAAGGTGGAAGTAAAATAATAATTCATATTAATAAAACTTTTCAGTCCTCTGCTGGCAATCCCTCAACTGCTTGTGCATTAAGAACTGGTACTTGGAATTCTACCTCAACAGTTCAGGTTGACATTGGAGGAGAAGGAAGATGTTATGGTGCAGGAGGAAAAGGTGGTGATGGTGCTGATGGAAGAACTGATTTCGGACCAGTCACTGGTAGTGTTGGTGATGGACAAAATGGTACAAGTGCATTAGGTGTTGAGCATAATGGAGCAGTTGTAAATATGCGTTCTGGTTCTCAACTTATCGCTGGATATGGTGGCGGTGGCGGTGGACAAGGTGGTAGACAAGTTGATAGTGGTGCTGATAGAACCTCTTGTGGAGGCGGTGGAGGCGGTGGTGCTGGACAACCACCTGGTCCTGCTGGTGAAGGAGGACAAAGATTGAGTGGTGGTGGTGATGAAGTTGCCTCTGCTTCTGATGGTGGTGCTGGTTCTACAACATCTGGTGGTGGCGGTGGTGCTGGTGGAAATAACTTTAATGAAACAATAGGAGCAACTGGTGGAGTTGGTGGAGATAGTGAACAATCAGCAGGAGCAGGTGGTTCAGTTTATAACGGAAAGAATACTTATGGTGGTAATGGTGCTGCTGGAAGTAGTGGTGCTGCTGTTCGTAGAACAAGTGGAATTAGTATAACCGTTAATACAAATGGACAAACAGTTAATGGTTCAACAACTGCTACTGGCGTAACTTGATAAGTATGCTATAATATTTTAACTAGAGATATTATGTTATGAATGATAATTTTATTATAAGATATAAGGGAGCATTTTCTAAGAAAGATTGTGATGAGATAATAAATTACATAGAATATCTTGAGGAAAATAACTTATTATATTATGATAAGGAGAGTTTGCATAGACAAGATAATAAAACAGTTAGTATTAATAATAGTTTTGATTTAGATATACCTACCACTTCTAGAATTTCGAGAATAATTCTTCCTAAGTATAAACCTTGTATTGATGATTATGTTCAAAGATTTAGTGTATTAGAGAGTAGTAAATTTTTAGTTTATGATGTTAAGTTGAAGAAAGTTCCTTCTGGTGGTGGATTTCACTCTTGGCATTATGAAAATGGTTCTATGATTTCTGCATCAAGAATGTTTGTGATTCAATTATACTTGAATGATGGTTTTGAGGGAGGAGAGACTGAATTTTTATATCAAAACCTGAGAGAGGAAGCGGTTGCTGGTGATGTAGTTATATTCCCTGCTGGATATACTCATGTTCATAGAGGTAATCCACCATTGGGAGGAACAAAATATACTGTTACTTCGTGGGCAGTTGTTCAAGATAATGGAGGATATGAGTAATGGAACAATTAATATGTGATACTTATGACACACCATTTCCTCATATTATTGTTAAAAATTTTTTTAATGAAGAAGAATTAGAACTAATATGGGAAGAACTTAAATTTTATACACATCCTGGTAAATTACTTAAAGCAGAAAACTTTGGTGGTATTGTAGGTTATACAAATTCTAGTGCTGTTATCTTAGATCAAGTGTATCGTGATTATTCAAAGGTAACTAATGAAACTATTAATGGTAATCCAAACTTTCGTCCCTTATCAAGTATTCTTACACTTAATAGGAAAATATTTGATTCTGGTATATTAGATGCTCTTGCTAATGTGCATGATTCTGTATGTTTAGCAAATCAATCAAATTGGGATAGTGTAAAGGTTAGGTATTATCATAATGATGAATATTATGATGCACATACTGATAAATCAATGCAATTCCTATCATTTTATTACATCCATAAAGAACCTAAAAAATATACAGGTGGAGAAGTATTCTTTCCTAAGTATGAATATGAATATGAATGTGATAATAATTCAATTATAATATTTCCAGGATGGGTAGAACATGGTGTTAAAAAGGTAAGTATTGATGATTCCAATTACTATGATGGTTATGGAAGATATGCTATTACAACCTTTTTTGGTAGTAAACCTGCTGATGCGTAAATCTTAAATCTTATAAGTACCTTTGAGGACGTTTAAGGGATACACTATAATATTTTAAAGGAACCAGTGGCGAAACTGTCACAAAAGCCCCCACAGGGGGTTTTTTAATGCTATAATATATCCATACCAAACAATTATGACATGCAGTTACGCCCACATCAGGTAGAAGCGATTACAGCATTGAGTGAGAACGATAAAGGACAAGTTATAGTACCCACAGGAGGTGGTAAGACACTTGTTGCTATTAGTGATGCTGTTAAAAGACTTAAGAATGTTGAAGTTAATACAGATGAACAAGTACCTACCACACTTGTAGTAGTTGCTCCACGTATCCTGTTAGCAGAGCAGTTAAGTTCTGAGTTTATGGAAGTGCTTGAGAGGGAAGTTGGTAAGGTTTCTATGATTCATGTTCATAGTGGCAAGTTCAAAGATATATTCAGCACAACTCAAGCATCTTGCATAAGTGCATTTACACAGGTATCATTAGAGAGACAAATCATCTTTACTACCTATCATTCACTCCATAAGATTGTTGAGGCAGATATTCATGTTGATACAATTTATTATGATGAAGCACATAACTCAGTTCAGAAGAACTTTGTAGAGGCAGTAGAGTATTTCTCTATACATGCAGATAGATCATACTTCTTTACTGCTACACCTAAGCACAGTCTAACACCTTTTAAGGTGGGTATGAATGACTCTGATATATTTGGTGAGGTGATCTACAATGTACCAGCACCTAAGTTGGTTGAGGAGGGATACATCCTACCACCTAAAGTACAGGTATATAAGACTGACATTAGACAGAAGGATGAATTGACTATCAATGTTGACTGTGAGCAAATCATTAATAACATTGACGATCACAATACTAAGAAGATTCTAGTATGTGCTAAGTCAACCAAACAAATCAAAAGACTGATTACTCAT